TCAAGGTCATCGATTCGACCAAGATTAATACTACCCAAATTGCAAACATCAGAATCATCTGCGCTGGTAACTTCTGTGCAAGCGTTTCTTAACGTTTCATTTTCTTTGTCAAAGAAGTTAAAGCTGAATCCTGGCTCACCTGTTTCCATGGCCTGGGCAACGTTCTTCTTAAAGACCTTCCCGAAATCACCGTCACGCCAGTAGTTTAAAAGCCATTCTGTGTCGTAGTTCACAGAAATATTTGTCATGTCTAGTGGAGCAGGAAAGTTAAAGTCTTGTGCTTTGACTTCACCAAGACTAACACCTGTATTACCAACTGGCATATCGTTCCAGTTTTTGCTTACCAGAAACTTGTCTATGTCACGATGCTGCCAATTTAGGCTAGCGTAGATAGCCGACCTGCGACTACCGCCTTGCATTACCCTGCGTCCTATCTCGTTGATCATCTGCATCTTAGGGATAGGACCGCTGGCTGTACCTCCTGTTTTGTTAACGTGCGAACCCTCTGGCCTGTAGATGCTATAGTCAATGCCTATACCACCGCCGGTCATCAGACAAGACTCTGACTTCCAACTAAGATTAGCCCAGTCTTCTCTGGAATCTTCCTCTGCTTTTAGAAGATAACAGTTATTAAAATACTTATTAAGTCTACCAGCATAATATAAGTACCTCCCTCCTGGTATAAATTTCAGATCAGTAATCGCTTCGATCAAGTATTCTTGATCAGACTGCGGTAGTTCTGAGCCGCATACGTCAAGAACAAGAGTCTGGGCAAGGTCGGCCCAGGTCATGCAGTCTTCGTGTGCATACTTCTGTTTAAAAATGTCCTCGCTAAACTTAGAGCGGAACTGTGGATTTTCGTTAGATTTGTAGCGCATACTGATCCACCGCAATGTGAAAGTTATCGATGTTCTCTGATATTTCCTTGTCAAGAATAAGCAAAAGCTCGTACTTACTCATGCCAATATTTTCCAAGATTTCTTCTAGCTCGTACATTTCAGATATGTCCTGTAAAAGCTCTCTGGAAACGTACTCACGCATCTTTTTTTTCCTTTACATAAAACACCGGCCTACCGCTTTTAAACTTTAGATCAAGACCAATGTCTTCCCAGCAAGTCTTTTTGTGGCTACAGTACGAGCAGTTGATACCTAACTTGGCTTTGTTAGTAGACCGTTCTGTAACAGGCTCAAAAGTTCGCTCAGGCGGCTCTTCCAAAGCTATTGCTTTTTTTATTTCAGATATTTTTTCAGAGGTATCTTCTAAATCATGGTGAGTATAAGTTACCATATCACCACCGCTCTTGTCAAACGCTAAGAAAGTACCGCTGCTTTTGCCTAGTGCGTTAGCATAGCCGCTGATCTGACTAATGTAACCAAAAGGATCATCCCTGGGAAGCGTCTTGTCTTGGAACTTACGCATACCGTAGGAGCTAGTAGACTTAACGTCTACCAGTTCACCGTCAATAACAGCATCAATGTGTCCATCAATGTCATCAATGGTTATCTTTTTCTGCTGATCAGTAACCTCGTGACCAGCTTCCTTGGCGAGGAACAAGATCACGGCTTCTACAATGTCACCCATCAAAAACTTTATGCGGGTCTGTGGGCTGAAACCTTCCTCGTTCTCGTCGCCGTTGATATCGTACCACAAAGACCTAGCACAAGGTTTGCCTATGTTCGACATACGCAAAGTACGTTTCTTGTCGCTTGTAGCTGACCAAAGTTGTTTACGCACTGAATCCATGATATTCGAAGCCATAGCAAACAAGTTTTCTTGGCTAGGTTGAGTAGTACCTTTGTCTAGTAGTTCGTAGATATCTTCTACAAGTGTATCAATTTTTGGCATTAACATACTCCATTCCAACTATATCTTTGTGAGATTTACGATCTCCGCGCACAACTGCGTAAATATGCGAAGTTTGATAACCATTTTCAGCACAGAAATCTTTAACAGTCTGGTTTTTAACGATGATGAACTTACCGTCTTTGAACGTTATTTTAAAAGCACCTTTGTAAGAATGGTTTTTAGTACCACTTACGCTTTTTATGTATTCCTTTGACGAGTAACTAGACACGGGGCGATAGAACCGTTTACCGCCAACGTTAGCATTGTAGTAATCATCTTGTTCCAGAACACCTTCAAAAATCTGCTGCTTGACCTCGTTGTAGTACAAGTCGCGTTTGTTTTTCCATAAGGACAAGATCAAAAACTCAAAGTTTTCTTTGCCTAGACCTTCTATGTCTGGTTTAAGATAATTACTACTGCTACAATACGTCTTCCAGTCACTTACTTTCACAGGCTTACCTTTTCTAAAGTTTTTGAGGTGCTTACAGCCTATGTACTTTTTACCGTTCAATTTGTTGGTAATACGGTAGACGAATCCGAAATAATCTTCAGGATCGAACTCGCCTACCTTATCGTCAAGTTCCCAGTGACCGTAGTCACGTTTAGGCACTAAAACTCACTTTCTTGAGAAGCCTCCAGGTCACCTTCAGGAGGAACCCACTCAACGACCTTTGTTAGAGTAACGTCCTTCATAAAAGTGCTGACACCTTTGCCATACTTGTTGTCATATGGCTTCTGAGTGACAGTAACGACACCCTCTGTACCCGTAGTCAGATACTTTGCTCCTGAGTACTCGTCACCGTTTTTGTCAAACACCTGTGGCTGAAAGTTGCTTTTAAGCGTAATGTACGCCTTGCCGTCGTAACGATCATCTTTCTGGTTAATCTTCAGACCAAGATTACGAGCGTTCTTAACTTGGTCACCTTCGAGTACAACCGAAACAGACCAGCGATCATACTTGTCTTTCTGGTCAAAGATTTTAGCATACTCAAGGTTACCAGAGATTTTAGCAAGTGTAGATTTCATTAGTGTACCTCGTTCCAATTTTGTCCAACGTTAATATCACAGTCTAACTGACAGCGTAGATTAAATTTATTGTTAACCTGTGATATACCTATATTAACACAATCTATAACACTGTCAAGCACTTTATGATCACATTCTACAATAATTTCATCGTGTACCATCGCAATAACATTAGCATCTAGTTTCCTTTTTTTCAAGTTCAAACCTACGTTCATAAACCAGTTTTTCATTAGTACCGCTGAACTACCCTGGATCAAAGTGTTCAAGCTTGCATGAGCGGAGCGTACTCTAAGTATCCTACCGTCTATGGCTATGAGCTTACCTTCACGCTCACCCTTTGAAATAACCGCATCGCTAAATCGTTTAAAAGCAGGTATCTTCTGAAAAAATCTATGCCTGAGTAAGGCTCCGTCATTGGCTGTTCCGTTTACAACCATCCCTAACTTACCGTCGCCAGCGCCATAGCACAGAGCATAAATAAACGTCTTAGCTTGGTCTCTGGTGGGCAACCCTGCCGCTTCCTGGTTAGCGGTGTGTATGTCCCCTTCCAAGAGTTCCTTGATATAATCCTTATCTTTCATGTAGTGAGCCAGGACGCGAAGCTCTAGGCTTGCAGCATCAGAGCCTACAAGAACCCTGCCCTTGGGTGCAGACCAGAGTTTCCTGCACTGTTCTCCGTAAGGCTTACGACCCGAAGGAACCTGTTGCAAGTTAGGGTTAGAACAGGACATGCGGTTAGTGATAGCGCCAAGGCTGTGGTAATAGCAACGGACCCTGCTGTCTAAGTCAGATTCTTTGATCCACGATTTAATCATAGCTGCACGTTTTTGAAGCATAAAATTTTCTGCTAATATTTTAGCCTCTTTTAGGTCGCACTTTTCAAGCTCTACTTCATCTACCTTGGGCTTACCAGAGGGGGTAAACTTTACCGGCTTCCACCCCAGTTCAATCAACCGCTTGGCAATTTGATCACGGCTGTTAATATTAAATGGTATTTCCTTAACCTTTGTTTTTAGTTGAACAATCTCTGGCTTAAACACCCTGTCAATTTGTTGCCATATTTCGTTCTGTTTCTGTTCTATTTCTTCGAGCAGAGTCTTGGCATCGTTTAGTTCAAAGTGAAAGCCTGTCTGATAGACTTTGTTGATTAAACGCTGCATCATAAACTCACAGCGCAGCGACTCCTCAGAGAACTCTCTTAGCTCTTGCTGTAAGTGATGGTATATCAAGTTACATAAAACAACGTCCTGCTTACAGTACATGAGCATATGCTCGTTAAAGTATGCCCAGCACTCAGGCTGTTCCATCTTAGGTTTGCCCAAACGGTTGCCCCAAGACTCCAGGCTGTGGCCCTTCTCACGATCCGGCAAAGACAGTCTGGAGGCTATGAGCGTGTCGTACTGAGCGTCCAGGGGGATGTGTACGTTCCAGAGCTTGCTCAAGCAGGGAAAGTCGAACTGTATACCATTGTGTGCTACTACCCTTTGGTAGCCTTGTAGGTACTCAGTAAGACCTTCCCTGCTGGTAAACACCGCCTCGTTACCCTGGTAGTCCAGGCAAACAACGCAGTGTATCACAGTGGCATCTAGCCCGTCTGTTTCTATGTCAATTATTGTGTAGCGCATTCCAACTCTTTGGGAAATGTTCGACGCAGTTCTGTGCAATGGCTTCAGCAATTTGTCTGGTCTCTTGCTGAGTATCTTCTGCTAGTCTGAGAGAGCATACACGGGCAAAAGCATACAGAGAGCCGGTCCAGTACCACTGAGTAAACATGGACTGGGGTAGAAGCATCCTGGCTTGCTCTGGGCATACACCGTTGCTGATCATGTGCTTGTAACCGTCTAAACAATGTTTCATCACATCTGAATAAAGATAACACATTGTTTCATTGTTGTCAACTCGATCTTGACTAGAACCTTGTTTTGCACTGTCGGAGCGTTTGCGAAACGTTGTAGGGCTATAGAACTCTGGTTCTTGGTCAACGTACCTTCTGCTAACTTCGTTCCAGGCTAAACCTACTTGATGCTTTGCTAGCTGCCTAGCAACAAACACAGGCGCAGTGATCCTAAACTGTAACTGAGGATGACTAAAAGGTGACCAGTGCTTGTGTTTGGCTAGGTAGTTAATTAATTTCTCGTCTTTGTCGGACAAGTACTCAAAAGCTTTATCTTCCCATTCACTTTTGTTATTAAAGGAAACCCTAGCTGCGTTAACAACCGTAAGGTCACTGCCCATGACATCCAGAAGATCAACCTGCATCTATTTTATCCTTTTTACGATTATAAACTTTAGCTGAAGGGATAATTTTTTGTTGGAACAGCTTTGACTCTAGTACTTTGGCAGTGGCACTTCGCCTTCTGGATTGTTTAACCGTGTCTCTACGTTTCATCAGAACTCCTCCTTTAGCAACTCCAGGCGTCCGTTAAGCTTATTATAAAACAACCTGTCGCAAACACCAGTGTCACCAGTGTAGCGGCACTTCAGAACACGCAACGTTGTGGTGTTAGCTTCGATACTGTCCTCTGACTGCGTGTCGCGCTCCAGTGCTACAACAGTGTCACTGATCTGACTGATGCCATGCGATCCTCTGAGGTGAGACAAGTTAATTTCTGCCCCGTCTTCGTGCGACCTGTCGGAACCTAATCGACGCAAGTGAGTGACAAGGTGTATAGCACAGCCGGTTTCCTCTGTCAACTGCCTGAGCATGGTCATGGCTCTGTCAATAGCCCTGCGCTCGTCAGATACGTCCAGTCCTGAAACAAGGATGCTCAAGTGATCGATGAAGATGATCTCGCAATCCATTGCAACAACCATGTATCTTACGCTGTCCATCAGGTCATCGATGTCCATCGACCCAAAATGGTCGTACAAGTAAACACGATCTGTTCCCAAAGTATTGTCGAAAAATACTTTGATCTCTTCTTTACTATACTTGTCGAATACTTCGTTTAAGTGCAATCGGTCGTTGGCTTCAATGGCCATTATGCCACGCTTGGTACGTTGATTGGACTCTTCCAGGGCAATGATACCTATCTTTTTATCTGTTTCCTTCAGATAAAAATGCTCAAGTTCACGCATAAAACTAGACTTACCAACGCCAGTGCCAGCAGCCCAGGTTATGATCTCCCTGGACCTGATGCCCATAGTGCGCTCTTCTAGTTTCTGCCAGGGGAAAGGAATGCTCCTGATGCTTTGATCTTCCCACAGGCTTTCAAAGTTGTCTGCGGCGTTTTCTATGCCGTTGGGCTTGAACACTTCGGCGTTTTTAAGCTTGCTCAGGAAAGCCTCAGTCATGCCCTTGGTGGTGTACTCACAAGCATCCTTCAGGTCTAGGTGAACGATCCTGGCCTTGCCGGGGCTTATCAGCCTAGCTATGGAATGAGCGGCGTTGCG